TGAGTTTTCCTTTTTCTGTTCTCGCAACAACTTTACCGGAACGATCAAGCCATCCTCCGTGACCATCTCCACGGTAACCCAGTTTTTTCGCTTGCGTTGCTGCTTGCGATTCTGTTGCTTCAGATAAAAATTGGAAAAAACTTTTCATATTTTGTGTTGATATACTTATATTTATTCTAATTTTATGTACGGGGCAGAAAAACTTGCCTGAGAACTTGCATACAAGTATATATCTTTTACAACTTCATCTGCCTTATCTTTTGGCGCATTTTCCATAGTTAAAAGTAGTTTCAATACCAAATACTTCGAATATCTATACTTATTTGATTTTGCTTGTATAGTTTTCGCCATAGCAGATACTTCAGTTGTTTTTATCAACTTATATTCTGCCATCATCTTTGCAATATCTTCTGCGTGTTTATCACTATTCTGTTCTGCCAATCTAGCGGATTCTTGAGAAGAGGGAAGTTCTTTAAATCCGTGCCTTTTTAAAATGTAATTTAACGGACCCAAAGATACTTTACCTTGGTTTGCAGATGCGCCTTTAATTTCTCCCTGCCATCCAGTTAATGAAGTCTCTCCACCAAAACTTCTAAACTGAATCTTCTCACTTGTAGCAGCCCCCCATTTAATATACCCATCCATTGCGTCCAAAGTTGTAGTAGTCCCTCTAAAAGATGCTGTTGTAATTTTTTTATCTGTAGGGAAATTTTTTTCAGAAATTTTTGCTGTTCCACTTTCATTTTTCTTCAAAGAAACACCAATAACTTGATTACTTTGAATGTATTCAAACATTTTTTCATTCAAACCCTTTAGCGTCCTTTCTTCAGAGAGGTCTCTAATTGCAGAAGAGTTTGATATCATATAAATGTCTGCTGGACTCCATTTATTAAGATTACCAAAAGCACGTTCTTGTCTGTTTATATCAGTAAATGTTTTTTCTATTGTATTAACTAACTTTGATCCTCTATGAAAAGTAAAGTTTGCTTTTCCGCCATATCTTTTATACAAAGCATTAGCACCTGCGATAGAAGATTCAATCCAATCGTCTGGTAAATCATTTATCAATTTATCAAAACTTTCATCAGTATCTGCTGTTGCAAGTGCCTTCTTAAAATTATCTTTTGTAAGATCTTTATTCGTAATTGGTCTTTTTAAGACATTAAATGCTAAAGCAGCATAAAGGGCTTGGGCAGATTCTGCCATTTTAGTTACAGCAGCTCCTGCACCTGAACCGCCACCAGCACCTTTTTTATAAATTAACTTAATTACAGACTTAGATTTTTTTAGGTCTATTTTTGTTACGGGAAAAGAAGATTCGCTTTTATCAATTTCATTTACAAAGGGAATTCCTCTTTTCTTAAGTTCCTTTGAAATAGAATCTTGCGCTTCTGCTCTTTGCGCCGCAATAATTCTAATTTTATCTACTTTAGGACCTGCCTTTACAACTTTGGTCTGATATTTTTGCAATGCCACATTGACAGCCAGCAAAATTTCAGTATCTGTCATTTTTTATTTTTATTTATGGAGAATAGGGGACTCGAACCCCTCACCCCTGCCGTGCAAAGGCAGTGCTCTACCAAAATGAGCTAATTCCCCGAGTAAAGATATTATAAAACCCCCCAACTAAAAAGTCAAGGGGTTAGAGCAACCTTCCGTGGTTATTTATCAGTCAGTTGGATTTGCCATAATCTTTAGTGCATCTTCTCTCGTATATCCTTGCTCTATTAGTTCTGCAAGAGTAGTATCAAAGATATCAAGTCCTTCTTTAGTTACAAGTCCAACAACATTTTTATTTTTCTTCGTCACCTTATCCATATAAGAAATGCTTTGCTTTTGTTGATCAGCATATCCCTTTCCTGTTGATGGAGAAAGACGCTTATCACCACCTCTTCTTTCTGCAGATGCTGCCTTTCTCATTTCTGGGTCAGCACCCTTTACTGCTTCATCAACTTCTTGAGGAGCATACATTTCAGAATATGCTTCCATCAAACCCTTAAGATTATTGGTATCCATTTTTTACAAATAGTTTTTTATTTATTTATAAAAAAAAAGACCCCTAAGGGTCACTCAACTACTTGACTGATTGCATCATCAAGGTCAGCAATCACTTCACGAATTTCAAAAATGCGAATTGGAGTAGTGTCAATATTATTTGTATATCCTTTTTGTGCTTCAAAGAGAACTTGGCGGACTGCAGCAGCAGAACGCACATCCATTTCAATAGTTACTTTATTCACAGGTCTCCCTCCTTACGATTTTCAGAACGCTCAATACTGAAAGCACCTTCAGGATAACGAGCATTTAGTTTATCAAAATTCATTTGAATAACTTCTTCAATAGAAATATCAAGTCCAAGACACGCTTGAGACACATACCACATAATGTCTCCAAGTTCTCGCTTCAGGTGAAACAAGTTTTCTTGAGTAACTGGTTTGCCTTGGAATACGATCTTCTTTACAATTTCAGTAAATTCACCTGCCTCAGCAGACATTCCTACAGCAGCGGTTAGCATTCGCTCAGTTGGAAAATTATGTTCTCGCAGTTCCATAAGACTGTTGATGAAAGAAACATGGTCTTTACTGGGATTAGAGGTAGTGGTATTAACGAACTCAACGTACTTATTAAGATCAATAGTCATTAGAATTTAAATCCTTCGAATGTTTTCTTTGGTTTCTTTTCTTCATAATCATACTCTTCATCCTTTCCATTGTCAAGGATATCATTCTGAGCAGATTGTTCGCAATCATAAAGACGCATCTTTGCACGATCAATACCAATCACGAAACGCTTATGAATGGTAGGGTCATTATATCGGTTCTTAAGTTGTTTAACAAGAATTTGTCCTAGACCTTCTAAGTCTTCTGTTGAAATTAATGCAAACATCAAGTCAGCTGTTGCAGGAAGACCGAAACTCTCAGAAGTATCAGTCAGTTCCACATCAGAGTTGCTATTATGAGTTAGAACATTATTAGCATAAAAGAGATGATTTCCGGATACTTCAATATCAATCATTTCTCTTTCATCAAGTTCTTCAATTTTTAGAATTTTTTTTAATATCATTTCAACAAAGTTTCAAGAGGATTTGGTAGTGAATTTTCAATTCTTTCTTTTGCTATATTAAAGTAATCTTTATCCTGTTCTATTCCAATAAACTTTCTATCTGTTTTTATAGCAGCAACCCCAGTAGAACCTGAACCCATAGTATTATCTAAAACTAAATCACTTTTATTTGTATAAGTTTTTATAAGATATTCTAAAAGTTCCACTGGTTTTTGTGTTGGATGAATAGAATTTTTACCTATAATATTTGGATAATATAATACATCATTTGGAAATCCAGTAAAAGATTGATATTCTTTTCCTATTTGATTATCTCTTTTTCCAACTGTTCTTCCGGAATTGTAATTTTTATTTACAACTTTTTTTCCAGAACTAACAACTCCTTGTGGATAATAATTCATTCTACTTTTTAATTGAGATTGATGCCCCCATTTAGATTTACTAAAAACACTAATAGTTTCCACAGATTTCATAGGTCTATTTTTTGCGTGTTGATATAAACTTGGTTTTGTTTTTACCCAATACCAATCATATCTATACATAGCAATATTACTCATTCTTAAATGAGTTGAAAATGGTTCTGAACCAAATAATAAAATAGAACTATTTTCTTTTATTATTCTATTATAATGTTCCCATAAAAAATTAAATGGAATTATAGTATCCCAAGAACAAGCAGTTGTTCCATAAGGTAAATCACATAAAATCATATCAATAGAATTGTCTTCTATTTTTTTCATTTCTTCCAAACAATTACCAAGATATAAAGTATAATTTTCAGAAACTATTTCAAATTCTTCCATCAGTATATCCACAAGAAATAAAACTTTGATAATCCCAAATATCAGCACACATACATTCTACACCATTATTCATCCAAATAACACCTTTTCCATTTTCCCAACCATTTTGTAAGTAAGAACTTACTTCTTCCTTTTTAATAAACTTTCTTTCTTTTATTTTTTTGTTATGTATCCAAGTTCTACCAACAGAAGATTTTGCGATACTATCTCTATGTTGTTTGGTTAGTTTTTTCCCCCTTTTACTTTCAGCAATTTTTTGTTTTGTTTCTTCTGAATGATTTGTATTAAACTTTTTATAAAGACCAAGAGAGTATCTATGTTTTTTAGTTTTTCTCATTTTCTCTTTTGATTGTGAAGAGAAACTTATTCCATAGTTCCAAGGTCTTCCATTTTTAATGTTTTCTTCTATCTGTTCTTGATTTGCTCCGTGATAATGTTTTTCATAATTACAAGTTTCATATCTCATATTATATCCGCACCCATCCATATAATGAGATTTATATTTACGGATATAATGATCTTCTTTCATTCTTGCTTCACTTTCATCAACTTCCTCTACTACTTCAATAGTAAAATTTCTTTTACCATATTCAATAATAGCATCAGACAAAAGTTTATTACCTTCGTGCCTTCCAAGAGTAATATGTTCTTGTAATCTTCTATCCAATTCATTTTTAGTCAATCCAACATAATACATATGCGGATTGACTGCTGTATTGGTAATTAGATAAATCTTTACTTTCATATCAGTAAGTTATACTACTATTATTTATAAGAAGTATAACTTACACACACTATTCCTTTACATAAAGACACATTCCTTCTTCAAGACCCCCTTTGATATTCAGTTCCCCATTTTCAGTTGGGAACAAGTGCTCTTCACTACAAATAATTTCTTTACCATCCTCCAAAGTAATCTTATAAGATTTCTTTTTAGTTTTAGGAAAGACATTCAATACTTCATTATAACCAGTATTAGAAAGCACTAAATCTCCAACTTGAATATTAGAAATATCTTTCAGTCCTTGCGGTGCTTGAACTTGTGTTTTCAAGTCCAAGCAATATCCAGAACGAGTTGTCTGAGTGGCACTTACGATAGGAACATTAAATTCCACAGCAAGACCACGAAGTTCTTCTGCGATTGCCTTAACAAAGGTATAGGAATTGATATTACTATTACCTTTGTACCTTGAAGAAGCACAGATGTTCAGATAATCGATAAAGATAATATCTGGATGGAATGACTTCTTCAATGCAAGTTCATTGAGAAGAGACTTGAAGTGTCCAGAGTGTGCTGAAGCAGTTGGATACTCTTTGATAATCAGAGTACCTTGAGTTTTCTTTGCAAGATTAGTGACCTTATTCTCAAACATTTGCTTTGGAAGATCTACAATATCTTGAATCGGAACATTCAATAGGTTTGCGTCAATTCTTTCAGCAATGCGTTCTTCTGCCATTTCCAACGTAATGTACAGAACGTTCCGTCCTTGGAGCAAGACGGAGCTAGCCACATGGCACATGAATAGAGATTTCCCGACACCCGTACCAGCAAGAGCGATGTTAAGAGTTTTGTTAGGGAGACCACCTTTC